CGTGCGGGCTAGAGCGCTTTTTTTTTTGCAAAAGTTTAGGTTGTGAGAGTTGTAGGCGTGAGGCGTGAAGAATGCCAAGAATCAGTCCGAGCTGGGCCAGCGCTTAGGCATCACGCAGCAGGCTGTGAGCAAGCTGATTCGGCATGAGGAGTGGCCCGTGAAGAAGCGCGGGCCCTGGTCGAAGGATGAGGTGGGCCGGGTCGCACGCTGGCATGAGTCGCTGCAGGAGGATCGATCGAGCGATACGCCGGACGCGGGCGCGGAGCTGAACACGGCGCTGAAGCAGATGAAGATCCTGCTGGCGAAGGAGCAGCGGGAGCGGATCAAGCTGCAGAATGAGGTGACGCGCGGGGAGCTGGTCGCGAAGGATATGCTGGAGAATGCTCTGGGCGGTCTGACCGATCAGTTTTTGCGGATCTTCGATGAGATACGGCTGACCTTTCCGCGGCGGTTCAAAATGGACCCGGTGCGGCTGGAGGAGCTCATGGACGCCTATCAGAAGCGGCTGGTGGATCAGGCGGAGCTGGAGCAGCAGAAGATCACGGAGGCGGTTGAAGCGTCGCGGCGTCGACGCAAGCGGAGCAAGTAGTGGCGGTGATCGGCCGTGAGTTGGGTGGGGGCTTTAGCTTGCCGGCGTCGGTGCGCTCGAGGCTGACGCCGAAGCCTCGGCTGCCGGTGAGCCAGTGGGCGATCCGCAAGCCGTTCTGGATCACGGAGAAGGGGGCGGCGTACCCGGGCCCTTATGATCTGACGCTGACGCCTTACATGCGGGAGCCGCTGGACGCTATGGGGATGCCTGGCGTGCGGCGGATGAATTGGGCGTTCTGCCCGCAGAGTGGTAAGACGAAGGGCGCGGAGGTTGGGATGACCTGGCTGCTCGAGCATCGGCCGAGTAACTGGATTTATATTCGGCCGGCGGAGCCGGACATTGATGAGGCGTTCCGCGATCGGTTCGTGCCGATGATCAAGGCGAACCTGCCTCACCTGGTGCCGGGCGCGTCGTGGGTTACGCTGTCGAAGAATCATCGGATCGAGCTGGTGAATCAGATTTTGTACGGCGCGGCGGTGACGATCGCGCGGCAGTTCACGAGCAGGACCGCGGCGAAGATTTATTACGACGAGACGGACACGGGCGACGTGTCGGGTAATAGCCTGGGCGATGCGCTGGAGTCGTCGGCGGATCGTCAGATGATGGTGGGCGAGGATGCGTCGCTGACGCTGGGGACGAGCTCGGTGAAGTATGAGAGCGGGGCGAATTGGCAGGCGTACGAGGATCAGAGCGATCGGCGAGCGTATTGGGAGCCTTGCCCGGAGTGCGGGCGGTACCAGGAATTGCCGGCGGAGGAGGGCGCGTTTGATGAGCGGTTTGTGACGGTGCGGCGGTGGCGGGATCCGGATGAGATTCTGGCCGAGCGGCTGGCGCGGTTCGTTTGTGAGCATTGCGGGTCGATGATCGCGGATGAGTGGCAGGGGTGGATGAGTGATCGCGGGGTGTGGGTGCCTCGGGGCCAGTCGATCGAGGCGGCGCTGCCGCTTGACGATGCGGAGCTGGTGGCGCGGGCGCGGACGTGGCTGCCGGACGCGGCGACGCGCGAGGTGCTGTTGGAGTATCTGCCGAAGGAGCAGCATCGATCGATCCCGGCGGAGCGTTGGGAGCCGGAGCTGGTGGGGTCCGCGCCGGACGGCCGGCACCGCGGGTATCGGATCTGGGCGGCGAACGTGAAGGCGGAGCAGCGGAGTTGGTCGCACATGCTGCGGGAGTGGTTCAAGGCGACGGCGACGAAGGATCCGACGAAGATTCAGGTGGTGGTGAACAGTTGGAAGTCGCTGCCTTGGAAGGAGTCGCTGAAGGCGGCGGATGAGGAGCTGGCGGCGAAGCGGATCGGGGAGCATCCGCCGGGCGAGGTGCCGAGCCGGGCGAAGGTGGTGCTGGGTGCGATCGACATTCAGGAAGGCGAGGGCGGGTATCTGTCGTATGACTTTTGGGCGTTCGGAAAAGTCAGGGGTGGAGAATTGGCGATCTGGCAGATTGAGACGGGGCGGCGTGACGTCCAGGGCGAGGATTACCTGGCGGCGCTGCGGGGTCTGTGGCGGGACAAGGCGGCGGGCTGGCCGGTGCGGGGGCGTGGGGGTTGGATGATGCGGCCTTACGCGGTGGCGGTGGACTCGGGGGCGGTGACGGGGGATGCATACGAGTTCAGCCGGGAGCCGGGGGTGGTGGCGGTGAAGGGGGTGGACGATGCGCGGGACGTAGTGCGGCATAGCGAGCTGGAGGGCAAGTTGAGCCCGGAGCCGATCGACCTGTTCACGCTCAACGGCAAGGTGTTTGGGTCGCGGCTGTACCGGCTGATTGTGGAGCCGGTGGAGCATGGCGAGGGCGGGGGGCTGTGGTTTCACGCGGACACGACGAAGGATTATCTGCGGGAGATCACGGCGGAGGAGCTGAAGGTGAAGAAGGGGAGCAAGAAGAAGGTTGCGACGTGGCAGAAAAAGAGCGAGGCCCGGCGTAATGAGGCGTGGGACAAGGGGCGTTATATCCTGGCGCTGGCCGATATTCTGGAGCGGTTGGGGGAGCTGTCGGTGACGGCGATGACGGTTGAGGATGACCCGGTGGGGGTGTTTGTGAACGGCGAGCCGATGGTGCCGAGCCGGGGCGAGGACTCTCGGCTGGGTGATGATGATGAGGCTGGGGGGCTGCCGCCGATGGAGATTCCGGAGTTTGGGGCTTGACATTGGCGTTTTAGCCGATCATAGTCCGGGCTCGCCTGCCCGCGTTCTGCGGGTGAGGTATGGCTGACGCGACAACCATTCAGACCCGGATCACCGAGGCCGAGACGGCGCGGCACGATATCGCTACGGGGATGCTGCGGAGCTGGATGGCGAACGGCCGGACGTACACGCTGCAATCCATCAGCGCGCTGGATAGCTATATCGAGACGTTGAAGCAGGAGCTGGCGACGGCGCAGGGCGCGGACGCGGACCAGTATGGGTTCGTGCCGGTGCGGATTGAGGGGGTGCGGTGATGCTTGACCTGGCGAATCCCATGGCGGAGCAGCAGGCGGCGCTCGCGGCGATTGAGGCGCGGGCGACGCGGGCGGTGGAGTCGCTGGCGAAGCCGGGGCTGATGACGCGGCTGGTGGATCGCGCGATCGGGCTGGTGAGCCCGAGCGCTTTGGCGCATCGGGAGGCGGATCGGTTTGATGCGGCGATGTCGATCCATAAGGCCGCGGCGATGAACCGGCTGACGGCGGATTGGTACGCGGAGACGGTGAGCGGGGACCAGGCGACGCTGGACGACATGGCGACGATCAACGCGCGGGCGCGTCAGGGTCGGCGGGATAATTGGGCGATCACTTCGATCTGTTCGAGCTATCGGCGTGACATCGGATACATGACGCCGCGGAGCGCGGCGTTTGATCCGCGGACGGGCGAGAAGCTGGTGGATCTGAATCGGCGGCTGGATTGGCTTTGGCGTCGGTGGTCGAGTCGGGCGGCGTTCTGTGACTTTCATCGTCAGAACACGCTGGCGGAGGCGTGCGGCTTGATGACGGAGGAGTGGGTGCAGGTGGGCAGCTCATTCATGGTGATGAGTGTGGAGCGGCGCGGCGGCCCGGTGGATCTGGTGTTTGAGTTGCTGGAAGTCGAGCAGCTGGCGTCCGATCTGTACGAGCATCAGGCCAACGGGAACCGGATCAAGAACGGGGTGGAGGTCACGAAGCGCGGTGAGCCGGTGGCGATGTGGTTTTACCGTAACGAGCATCCGCTGGAGGATGCGGTGCGGGATGTGGCGCGGGTGCCGATTGATCAGGTGCTGGTGTTCACGCGGAGCGTGCGGGTGCGTGAGGTGTTGCCGGCGAGTCGGCTGGCCCCGGTGCTGGTCGATGCGCGGTCGCTGGATACGTATCTGACCTATGAGGATCGCGCGAAACAGATCGAGGCTTGTATCTCGCTGCAGGCGGTGAAGGATCAATCGGCGAAGGGTCCGGCGGGCCGGGGGCTGGGGATGCAGAGCGGGGTGACGTCGGGGACGGCGGATGCGTCGGTGCGTGATGCGCGGGGTCGCAAGGTGACGACGATGCAGAGCGGGATCATTTACGACAACCCGCCGGGCGTGAAGCTGGAGGCGCTGAACACGACGCGGGGCGGCTCGCCCTTTGAGACGTACACGGGGGTACGCGAGCGGCACATTGCGGCGGGCGCGGACCGGAGCCCGTCGAGTCTGACGCGGCGGTACCTGGCGAGCTACACGGCGGAGCGTCGGGGCGAGGTCGAGGATGCGAAGGTGAATGAGCCGCTGCAGCAGTTGCAGGTGGACGCGGTTTTGCGGCCGCTGCGCGAGATGTTCGTGCGGCTGGCGATCATGCAGGGGAAGGTGGACGGGCTGGTGCCGCGCGAGATGCTGCGGGATCCGGATCTGACGGCGGCGCTGTATGAGGCGGAGTGGATGCCGCCTCGGGTTCGGCCGCTGGACCCGGCGAAGGATGCGGCGAGCAAGAAGATCCGTCTGGATATGAAGCTGGACAATCACGGCCGGATTTTGAATGAGGAGGGCCGGGACTGGCGGGATAACTTCGATGATATTGAGGAGCAGCGCGAGTACGCGGCGGAGCGTGGGATTGACCTGGCGGCGGCTGCGAAGGTGAACCCGAGCGAGCCGCGGCCGCGGGGTGCGAGCAATGCGCCGGACGGGACGGCGGACGATGACGGTGGGGGCGATGACGATACCGAAGGCGAAGGCCGGGGTGTGTTGTATGGGGAGACCGCGCCCGCTGAAGCGGGGCGGCCGGGGGAGGAGGTGATGGCGGATGCTTGAGCAGTTGCTGATGTTTATGTGCCAGGTGTTCGCGATCCGCGGCGACGTTTATGACGCGATGCGGGCGCGGGTGCCGGTGCTGGCGGAGGAGTTGCGGCGGGCGCAGTCCGGCGAGGCGGCGGCGTTGTCGCTGTCGGCGCGGTCGGAGGTGATCGATCCGACGACGATGCTGAATGATGTGGCGGTGATTGATGTGCTGGGTCCGCTGTCGAAGCAGCCGAGCATCTGGCGGCTGTTTGGGTTTGATGATCACGCGACGCTGCCGGAGATCGAGGCGGCGGTGCGTCGGGCGCAGCGCGATGAGAAGGTGCGGAATATTCTGCTGCGGGTGAGTTCGCCGGGCGGCACGGTGGCGGGGACCGAGAGCCTGGGCAATGCGATTTTTGCGGCGCGGCAGGATAAGACGGTGGTTTGCCAAGTGGAGGATCTGGCTTGCTCGGCGGGGTACTGGCTGGCGAGCCAGTGCGAGCGGGTGTATGCGTTGCGGTCGGCGGACGTGGCGAACATCGGCGCGATGGGGACGATGTACGACTACTCGGGGGCGTTCAAGGAGCTGGGGATTGAGGCGGTGGTGGCGCGGTCGACGCCGCTGAAGGGGATCGGGGTGCTGGGTTCGGAGATTACGGCGGCGCAGCGTGCGGAGCTGGATCGGTGGATCGGGTCGAAGCATGAGCTGTTTGTGGACGCGGTGACGCGGGGGCGGGGGATGGACCGGGCGAAGGTGGCGAAGCTGGCGGATGCCCGGGTGCTGTGCGGGGATGAGGCATTGGCGGCGGGGCTGATTGATGGGATCCAGGGGATTGATGAGACGTTGAATGAGCTTGCTCGAGGTGGAGCGGCCCGCGCGGGTCGTGTCTCGGGTAGCGGGTCGGCCGGGTTATCGCTCGGCCTTAGCGATGGAGCGCGAGCGATGGACAAGCGATTGCGGCAGTATCTGGAGTCGATCGGGCTGGAGGCTGATGCCTCGGTCGAGACGGCGTGGACTTTCTTTAACGGCTTGGCCGGTGAGCAGAAGCGGAAGGCTGATGTGATCAAGGCGGGTCAGGGGGATGACGGCGGGCAGGCCGGCGGTGACGGCGGCCCTGCTGGGCGTTCGGCGTCCGGCGGTGATTCGGGCGGGACCGACCCGCCGAGCGGTCAGGCGGGGAACCCTGGGGGTTCTCAAGTGAATGGTGGTCAGGGTGGCGGGCAACGGCCCGCGCCGGTTCAGCAGCCGCAGGCCCCGAGCGTTTCGGGGATGAACCGTGCGGAGATTCAGGGGCTGGCCGAGATGGCCGGGCTTGAAGGCGAGGCGCTGAATCAATTCGTTTCGATGCACACGGTTGGGCAGACTGCCGAGGCGACGGTGCGTCAGGAGCTCGTGACGATTATGCGTGATCGAATGCCGGCGGTTGGGGGTTCGCGGACGGTGGTGGGTGATGATGGCCGCGCGTCGCTGATGGCGGCGATGGGCGACGTGTTCGCCGAGCGGATGGGTGCGGAGGTGTCGGAGCCTCACGCGCGGGCGCAGGAGTTCGCGGCGCTTGACTCGATCGAGTGCGGCCGGCATTGGCTGGCGTCGATCGGCGTGGGTCGGGCCTGGAGCTTGCCGGCGGAGACGGTGGCGCAGGCGATGATCGCTCCGCCGTTCATGCTGCAGCAGGTGGTGGGCCAGCAGATCGCCAGTGCGGCGCTGACGCATAGCACGTCGGATTTTGCGGGCGTGCTGGGGACGTCGGCGAATCGTTCGCTGGCGATGGGCTTTGATATCGAGGAAGTGACTTATTCCGCGTGGGCGCGGCATGAGGATCTGGCGAACCTGCAGCAGTGGGAGGAGCACATGGTCGGCGGCGTGCCGCGGCCTAAGCGGGTGCAGGAAGGCGCGGAGTACGAGCTGGCGACGATCGGCGAGAAGAAGGAGCTGAAGCAGGTTTATAAGTACGGCCTGAAGGTCGCGCTGACGCTGGAAATGATTATCAACGATACGCTGGGCGCGTTCGCCGAGCGGGTGTTTGATTTCGGCGGCTCGGCCCGGGCGTTGCGGAATGAGCTGGTGTATGCCCAGCTCACGGCCAATCCGACGATGAATGAGGACAGCGTGGCGCTGTTCCATGCGGATCACAATAACTTGAGCGAAGGCGGCGCGGGTGCGCCGAATGCGGCGCGGATCGATGCGGCGCGGGCGGCGATGCGGTTGCAGAAGGGCGTGGCCCGGTCGGGCGAGACGAGCCAGCAGAATCTGCGGATCACGCCGACGTTCATCCTGGCGGCGGAGGAGCTGGCGACGACGATTCAGACGTTGACGGCTTCGACGGTGAAGGTGGGCGGAACGAACGCCGAGCCGAACCCGCAATGGCTGCGGTCGCTGATCCCGGTGACGGATCCGGAGCTGTCTGATAACAGTACGACGGCCTGGTATCTGCTGGGCCCGAAGCGTAAGAGCCCGGTGAAGTCTCTGGGTCTGCGGGGCTATTCGAGTCCGACGATCCGGCGTGAGCAGGTGATGTCGAACGATTCGCTGCTGTTCCAGCTGCGTGACTTCGCGGGTGCGGCGGTGGTTGAATGGCGATCGGCGCAGAAGAACGCCGGCGGCTAAATGGCCGCGTGATTGATAGAACGCAGCCCGGCCGGGGAACCGGCCGGGCTGGCATTACGGTTTGATCCTTCCTTTTCCTTTGGAGCGTGATATGGCTGGCAAGAATGACCTGGTGTGCGTGCGTGGGCTTTCGATCGAGGGGCAGGCGTTTGAGCGCGGCGACGTGCTTGGGTTGCGGGATAAGGATGGGGTGCTGAAGTCGAAGGTGAAGGGGGTGGACCGGGGGCATTTGGAGGCTCGGTTGCGGAACAAGTTGATTCAGGTGGGGCCGCTGGTGGATTCCGCGCCCGCTGAAGCGGAGCGGCCGAAGGATCCGCCGGAGGGGACGGCGTTGCCGGAGGGGTTCCCGGCGAAGGCGGAGCTGGAGAAGGCGGGGGTGAAGACGGTTGAGGCGCTTATGGCCATGGAGCCGGAGGCGGTGCAGAAGGTGAAGGGTGTGGGCGAGGCGACGTACGACGCGATCGAGGCGGCGCTGGCTGACCTGCGCGATGGTGAGTGAGTGAGGGTCGGCCGAGCGGTTCGGCGGGCTTATTAAAGGGCGTCCGGCTGGGCGTGTTGACCTGTAAACCTGTTTGGAGTTTGAGCGATGGATACTGCGAAGTTTGATGCGTTGGGGCCGATCCCCATGGTGGCGCCGAGCGGCGGCGTGGTGAGTGGCGTGCCGAAGCTTTTTGGGACGCTGCTTGGCGTGCCGGTCAAGACCGCGGCGGCGGGCGAGACCGTTGCGGTGGCGACGCGCGGCGTGTTCAAGGTGCCTAAGACGACGGGCGCGGCCTGGACCGTGGGCGCGGAGTTGTATTGGGACGCGGCGGACGGCGAGTTCACGACCGATGCTGACACGGGTACGAACCTGACCAAGGGTTACGCGCAGGCGGCGGCGGCCTCGGGCGATGCGACCGGGCTGGTGCTGCTGCAGAACGGCTGCTGATTGATTTCTCCTCCGGGCCGGGCCCTTTGGGCATGGATGCTTGCATGGATGCGCTGGGGGGTCTGGCCTTTTTGGGAGAGTCGCGTGGCGTTCGGTGATGTGATCAACAAGGCGACGAAGAAGGGGCTGGTGCTGGCCGGCGTCGCGGTGGTGTTCATTGAGCCGGACGGTACGGAGATCGAGACGTTTGGCGTGCCGAACGATGACGGCCTGGCGGCACGAGAGGGCGCGGACAATCGGCAGGCGGGTCGGCGGCTGGTGATCGAGATCCCGAAGGCGGACGTGGCCGCGGTGGTGAAGGGTTCGAGCAGGATTCGCTTTCCCGGGTCTTGGGTGCGGGATGATGCGGAGACGGTGACCTGGCGGGTGGAGGAGTTGGAGGGGGATGCGACGGTGGATGGATCGTGGATCTGTGTGATGCGTAAGTGACCTGCGAAGTGAGCCCGGCCGATGCCGATTGAGCAGCACATTCAGTTGGATCAGCGGCAGCTCAAGAGCACGCGCGCGATGTACGCGGCGATCCGCGGCGGCTTGCCTCGCGCGATGGGTGACGCGATGCGGCCGACGATCCGCAAGGCGCGGGTCTCGATCGTGCGGGGGATCGCGGATGAGATCGCGGTGGCGCAAAGCAAGCTGTATGCGCGTGGGAATCATCGTCGGCCGATCGTGGATCGTCTGGTACGGCGTGGCGGGCAGGTGGTGGGCGGTGAGGTGACGATCAAGACGGGTCGGATCCCGCTGGGGCGGTTCAAACCGAAGCAGAGCTGGCGCAAGGGTAGGACGCAGGGGCGGGTGCGTACACGGGTGAGCTACAAGATTGATAAGGGCGGCGGCCGGCAGAAGATCGCGGATGCGTTTCTGCTGGAGTTTTCGAGCGGGTACCAGGGGATCTTTCGGCGTGAGGGCGCGTCGCGGCTGCCGCTGTATCAGTTGCACGGGCCTTCGATCCCGGAGGTGGCCGAGACGAATCCGCGGGTGAAGGCGGTGATGGATCGCGAGGCGGGCGAGACGCTGGTGGAGGAGACGGATCGGCGGATTGACTTTTTGCTGGCGAGGGCGGTGCGCAACTGATGGCGGTGAAGATTCCGATCCATGAACGGGTGACGCGGCAGCTCCTGGCGGAGCTGGTGGCGGCGTTGCCGGCGTGGATGGATGAGGAGATCGAGGCGGCGACGGCGACGGCCGCGGATAAGGCGGCGGCGGTGGCGGAGCGGCTGGATCCGCTGGGGAACGATCCGGGCTTGTTTTGTCCGGTGCTGATCGAGGGGCCGGCGGGGGTGAGTGAGGGTGGGGACGGTGACGATGGGATCGTGACGTACGAGGCGGAGTACGTGGTGCAGGTGTTTTTGCCGGCGGTTGAGGGGTCGGCGGTGAATCACGCGGCGATGCAGCAGCGCTGGGTGGCGCGGTTCGAGGCGGCGCTGCCGAAGGTGTATGACCTGGCGGAGGCGGGGACGGGGGAGAGTCTGGCGACGGACGTGGTGCCGGTGGGCCACGATACGCCGGTGCGGGTGAAGGACAAGCGGGTGCTGGATTACGTGGCGGAGGCTGCGTTTGAGGTGCATTTTGATACTTATCGCGCGAACCCTTATCAGGGGCCGGGCAACACGGAAAGGACTGAATAGGGATGCCAACGAATCCGAGTTTGAATGTGCGGCGGGCCTTGCTGGGGGCGGTGTTACAGAGCGATCCGCGGACCAAGGCGAGCGTGACGGCGGCGCTGGCGAATACTTGGGTGTATGACCTGAAGTGCGAGCCGGCGGGGATCTTCGACGGTTCGGAGAACCGGCCGCACGGGAACCATGGCGGCGCGGCGAAGCGTGAGAAGGTGAAGCAGAAGGGGATCGTGCAGTTCAAGACGCGGATGCGTCACGCGGATGCGACGCTGCTGCTGTTGCAGGGCTGCGGGTGCGTGTTGAGCGGGACCGATAGCGAGATTGCGACGGCGACGTGGGCGGACTTTACGGCGCGGAAGTATCTGACGTTCAAGGTGTGGGAGGCGGGCCGGATCAAGGAGGTTTACGCGGCGAACGGCACGGTGAAGATTGCTCCGATGGGCGGGGCCGGCTCGCCGGTGATCGCGGAGTGGAGCTTTGATGGGATCTGGTTTGATGGGCCGAGCGATGGTGCGATGGTGAGCGATCCGACGATCACGACGGCGAGCTATCGCGCGGCGGGGATGACGCTGGACGTCGATAGCGGCTCGATCCCGCAGGTGGATAGCTGGGAAGTCGACCTGGGGGCGGAGGTCGCGGAGCGGGCGGACGTGACGGACGAGACGGGGCTGGACTGCTTCCAGGTGGAGGATGGCTCGCCGATGCTGAAGCTGGACCCGGAGGCTCGGCTGGTGGCTCATTACGACGCTTACGGGCTGCTGGTGGATGGCGAGGTGGTGCCGGTGGAGCTGGTGCTGACGGACGGGACGAACACGGCGACGATCGATTTGCCGGCGTGCCAGCGGCTCGCGGTGACGGACGGGGCGCGGGACAAGAAGCGGCTGGATGAGGTTGAGTTTGAGTGTCAGAAGGATTCGAGCGGGGTTGACTTCAAGTTTACGGAGTCGGTGCCGGCGTAGGGTGAGGGGGTTGGGTTCCGCGCCCGCTGAAGCGGGGCGGCCGGGGGTGGGCTTGTTGAACCTTGTTTGAATGGAGCTGGTGATGGCGAAGCAATTGAGCGGTGATGCGAAGATTCGGGCGGCGTTTTGTTTGTGCCGCGGGGGTTGGGCGCGTCGGCCGATGTCGGCGGTGTTGCGGGCGTGGGGGAAGCTGCCGGAGACGGCGCGGGCGGCGTATGTGTCGCGGCTGGAGAAGCTGGACGCGAAGGGGCGGGACAAGTTTTTGGCGGAGCTCGGCGAGCCGGCGGCGGAGCTGGTGGACGAGTCCGCGGATGATCGTGAGGTGAATGATGGACGTGATGAAGGATCTGAAGACGGCGGCGGAGGTGAGGGCGGAAGCGCCGGAGGTGCCTCGGGCGGAGACGGGGGCGGGGAGTCCCGCGCCCGCTGAAGCGGGGCGGCCGGGCCCCGGAAGTGGGGCGAGTCCGTTGGGGAAGATCCCGACGGGGTTGGATGAGGAGCTGGCGTTTGAGTTCCCGGCGGATGCGGACTTTCCGAAGGCGCATCGGCGGGTGCTGTTGACCCGGCCGGTGAAGCGTCGGCAGGCGAAGCGGCTGCGGGAGCTGTTGACCTGGCTGAACGGGGTGAACGGTGGGGCGGCGGGCGCGAGCGAGGATCTGGCGCGGCAGGTGTTCGACGTGGCCGATCAGATCGCGGCGGTGATCGCGTCGGTGTCGGTGGGCTGGCGGAACGTGGTCGATCGCGACGGCCGGGCGGTGGCGTTCTCGGCCGATGCGTTGGATGATGTGATGGACGATGGGGATGTGATCGGGCTGGGTGCGCTGCTGGCGTACCAGGGCTCGCTGGGGTCTGCCGAAAAAAAGCGATCAGGCTCGCCGTCTGGATTGAATACGCAAAGCACGGCGGGCTCGAAACCGTCAACGGGGTCGCTTGTGTCGGGACTGTCGTTCGACCCCAGCGTATCCCTTGCCCCGGGTGTGATGGGCGATGGTCGGGATGGGAGCGGCTGATTGAGGGGCTGGGCTGGGTGGCTTGCGTCGAGTGGACGCAGGAGCCCGGCGACGTCCAGGCCGCGGCGGCTCGGGCGGCGGGCGAGCGGGTTCGGTACTGGCGGTGCGGGCTGTGCGGGGGCAGTCACGAGCTGGAGCTGGTGGGTGATCCGTATGCGATGGTGCCGGATGACGTGTGGGATGTGATGCGGGTGGTGGCGTTGCTCGAGCGTGGGTTGCCGGCGATGCCGGAGGCGGGGGGTTGGGAGGATCAGCCGGCGGCGTTCGTGGCGGCGTTGGAGCTGGTGATGGCGGAGCGTCAGGCGGTGCGATCGCGTTTGGGTTTGTCGATGTTTGGGGGCGAGCTGGTGAAGGTGTAGGCCATGGCGAAACAGAAGCGGCTGGATCTGATTCTCGGGGCGCGGGACCGCGCGAGCGGGACGATCGGCCGGGTGACGGGTTCGATCGGCGGGCTGGCGATGAAGGTTGCGGCGCTGGCGGGGACGGCGATCAGCGCGGCGGCGATCGTGAGCTTTGGTAAGCGGTCGGTGGCGGCGTTCCAGGAACAGGAGGCCGCGGTCGAGGCGTTGCGGACGGCGCTGGGGCGGGCGGGTGATGATTCGGCGGCGGGGATGCAGGGTATGCTGGATTTTGCATCGGGTCTCCAGGCGATCACGACGCAGGGGGATGAGGCGACGCTGAAGCTGGCGGCGTATATCAGCACGATCGGTGAGCTGTCGGGCGAGGCGCTGCAGAACGCGACGACGGCGACGCTGGGCCTGGCGGCGGCGACGGGGCAGGGTCAGGAGATCATGGGTCGGGCGTATCTTAACGCGCTGCAGGGCAATTTCTCGATGCTGGAGCGGTACGTGCCGGCGCTGCGGGCGGCGACGACCGAGCAGGAGAAGATGGCGCTGGTGATGGACCTGGCGAGCAAGGGCTTCGATCAGATGACGACGGAGGCGCAGACGAGCGCCGGTCAGATTCAGCAGATGCGGAACACGGTGGGGGACTTCATGGAGCTGATTGGGGCGCGGCTGGCTCCGATCCTGGCGGGGCTGGCGACGCGGGTGAAGGGGTTTGTGGATCAGAATGGGGCGATGATCGCGGGGTTCGTGGGGCGGCTTATTGAGGGCGTGCAGGCGATTGTGTCGGCGGTTGTTCCTCGGCTGCGCGCGCTGGGCGCGATCATTGCCGACTGGATCAAGCGATACACCGATTTCATTTTGCCATGGTCGATCGCCTGGGCCGGGTTCGTGCGTACGCTCATCACGACGATCGTTGATGTGGTGTCGTCTGGGTTCAGCGCGATCATGGGGCTGATTCAGCCGCTGATGGGTTCGGTGGGCGGGATCGGTACGACGCTGGAGCGGGTGCGGGATGTGGCGATCAGGGCGCTGCTGACGGTGCAGTTTGGGTTCCAGAATTGGCGGGCGGTGGTGGAGCTGGCGGCGTTCTCGGTGATGCACGCGGTGGTGCGGCTGGGGAACCAGGTGAGCTATGTTTTCACGGAGGTTTTGCCGAGCGTATTGACGTGGCTGGCGGATAATTGGCGGTCGGTGCTGACGGACCTGGGGAACGCGAGCAAGGCGTTTTTCACGAACCTGGTATCAAGCGCGGTTGAGACGATCACGCGGCTTCCGGAGCTGCTGTCGGGGGATGTGAGTATCGGGGAGATCTGGGGGAAGTCGATGCTGGAGGGGTTCGAGGCGACGCTGACGGAGCTGCCGAAGATCGCGGAGCGTCAGGAGGGGGAGTTGGAGCGGACGCTGCGGGAGCAGATGGAGGAGAGTCAGGACGGGCTGGGCGATGGCTTGGATACGTTTATGCGGGAGCGGCTGGCGGAGATGGAGCGGCAGCGGAACACGATCAAGGATTTCTTCAAGCTGGACCTGGGCGTGGGCGATGCGCCCGAGCCGATCGATCCGCAGCAGTTGCTGGCTCCGGGCGGGGTGACGGTGCCGGTGAAGGTGGAGGAGGATGGTTCGGTGTCGATTGATGAGCCGGGCGTGGCGGGCGGTGCGCGTGAGCGGCGGGGCGTGGCGGCGGTGGAGATCACGCGGCAGTTCCTGGGGGTGGCGGGTGCGTTCAGCGGGCAGCAGGGCGCGCCCGAGCTGGAGACGGCGGCGAACACGAAGAAGGCGGCGGACGAGGCGGCGAAGCAGTCGGGGTATCTGAAGCGGCTGGTGGAGAAGGTTGAGGCGGCGCGTGAGAGCTCGGGCGGGATTGCTTTGAATATGGGGAGGGCGTGATGAGTTTTGATTGGGATATTCGGGACCAGGGCAGCGGTTCGCTGACCGAGGACAAGTCGGGTTTCAGCCAGGCGCGGCGGTGGAAGATCCGGGCGCGGAGCGAGATTCAGGCGCGGACGGCGATACGGTTGCTGGCGGGGGTGTTTGTGGGGGCCCCGTGGTACACGACGTACGGGGAGCGGCCGGATGCGTCGGTGGTTTGTCGGTCGCTGAAGATCGACGGCCAGCCGCACGCGCCTTTTGGGGGCGTGGGTGATTACCTGGTGGAGGCGCAGTATTCGCCGGCGGAGCGGGAGGAGGCGGTGATCGGGGGGCCGGCGGTGTATCGCTTGCAGCCTTCGCTGGTGAGTACGCCGATCGACCTGGACGCGGACGGGGACGCGATCACGAACATCGTGGGGGAGCCGGTGGATCCGGCGTTGAGTGATTTTGAGGATCAGGAGGTGCTGTCGGTTGAGTGGTGGCGGAAGTTTGATGACCTGGCGGCGTGTTTCGCGGCGATCCGGCCGTTTCGGAACGCACTGAATCTGGTGAGCTGGCAGGGGCTGGCGAAGGGTTCGGCGCGGTGTCACGGGGTGCTGAATGGTGAGGAGGTCGAGGTGGCCGAGGGCGTGGGGACGAAGCTTTGGGTGAAGCTGTCGACGAAGATCGAGGTGCGTGAGCCGATCACGATCGCGGATCTGTCGGTGGATGTGATCGATAAGGATGGGAACGCGCTGACGGGGACGCTGGAGGGCTGGTCGAAGCTGTACGCGAACCGCGGGCGGCGGACGCTTGGGGCGGTGGTGGACGGGGTGCAGCAGTACGAGCCGATTCTGACCGAGGACGGCGCGGACGTGGTGAGTGAGCCGGTGCCTTTGGCGGCGGACGGGACGCGGCTGGGGAGCGCGGCGGCGCAGGTGGCGATCGCTCGGGATGTGGTGCGGAAGTATCTGGACTTTGCGGACCTGGGGATCTGATGGCGGAGCGTGTGCCTTTGATGGTGACGGTGGAGGAGCGGGACATCATCCGGGATGTGTTGCTGGCGGTGATGCGCGCGAAGGGCGGGGGGTCGGTGACGGTGAAGTATGTGCCGGGGGTTGGGTTGTCGGTGAGTGGGACCGCGCCCGCTCAAGCGGGGCGGCCGGGGCGGGAGCAGTTTGCGCTGGTGGAGTTCACGGCGGCGGATGGGACCGATGCCTGGAAGTATGTGGCGCGGGAGGTGGTGGCGGATGATGAGACGGCGGATCCGCCCACGTACACGGTGAAGGATCCGGGGCGGACGTGGGGGGTTGATTCGGACGATGAGGGGCTGGTGATCGATCTGCTGCGGCGGGAGGGTCTGGAGGACGTGGGGGACGGGATCACGCCGGTGTATTGGGTTCGGCGGGTGGCGCGAAAGCTGGGGGATGGTGGGACGTTTTGGGTGGTGGTGGGGGGTGGGGGTAGTGGGTTGCCGGACGGGACCGGCCAGTACAAGGTGCTGCAGCTCGATGCGGATGATGAGCCGCATTGGGATTGGGTGAGGGCTCACTGATGGCGTGGACTGGTTTACCTGCGACGAACGCTACGGACTGGAGCGCGGTGGGTTTTTACAACCAGTTTTTACAGGCGGTGCGGGAGCGCATCGACGCGGCCGGTCGGCGTGATGCGCTGGTGGGTATTTCGAGCCTTGAGGATCGCGAAGCTGGCGACGATGTTCAAACGGCTTCGCCGATCAACTTGATGCAGATTTATCTGGAAGCATTAGCGCCCTATTACCTTGATCCGGCCAGCCTGGACCCTGCGGACATCGATCCATCACTCGGCGCTTCTTTCCCGATCTTCACTCAGGCTGATAGCGCCGGGTGGTTCTGGACTTGGGCCGAAGTGTTGGCTGAAGCTGGCTTGAATGCTGCGGGGTGGCAGCGGAAGTATCCGCGCGAGATCGAGACGACGGGCGACGCGGGCAGCTCGGGGCAGCGGGCGTACCTTGAAGGCGGCAAGACCGTTTACGCTCACGACGGCTCGTCATGGGTTGTTGCGGCGGATCAAACCGCGGGGCCTGATGTGATCACCGATTATGGGGAGATCGAGCCGGGCGACTACATTGGGCCGCACATTTGGAACGAATTAAAAGCGGTTTGCGAGGTCTATCGGTATCGCGTTTTCGTGGCACCCGCGCAGGCCGATGGTGGGGGCGCGATCAGCTACGATCGCGTCGGGCAGATGTTTGAATCGAATGGGCGTCAATCGAGCGGCGGAAGTAGCGGAACTTCGTGGCCGGCAGCGAGGCTAAGCGCCGAAACTTCTTACGACGCGAGCGTGTTCCAAACGCCTCGTCAGGTGCGGGCGGCCCTGAATTACACAACCACCCTCGCCAATCGGTACCGTTCCGCGCTTGCAAAGGCGGAGTTTGGTGGCGATCTGAATATCGGCGGAGGTGAGCTAGACCTTGATGCCGTGGTTGATTTGTATTTGTGGGCAGAAAAGCTGCCTTCAAGCACGAATATTTTCGCCGTAGAAGAAGAGAACACTTTCGAGGGGTACGGCTATGCCGTGGTCGAGGATGCATTCGCTGTGATCTCTGCCGGCGACGCAATCACTTTTGCGGCCGGGGCGGGAACTTCCACCGCACCTTATTCACCGTTTGCGGGCGTCTCTGCTACGCGCCCGGCGTGGCCGGTTGACCCCGCGGCGACGAACGGACACTACAGGCAGCGAGGCTTCACGGCCAACGTCGGCGGGCCTACTTCGCAGCGCCTATGGTCTTTTGCGGTGGTGGATTTTGGATTTACGCAGAAGGATTAAGTTATGGCTGGACCGATCACAATTCCGATTGAGCGTGATGCGGGGTATGCGGTGGGGGAGCGTATCGAGGTCGAGGTGGCGGGGGTGGTGCAGCCTGACCTGGTGCTGATGTGGGATTCGGGGGCGGCGCTGATCGAGGCTGGGGGCGGGACGCCGGCGGAGCTCCGCCACGTGACGCTCTCTCGGTTCGTGGCGGGGGATTATTCGGTGCGGCTGCGGGGGATTGACCTGGCGGGGAACGTCGGGGACTGGTCGAGCGCGGTGGTGATCGAGCATCGGCCGAAGCCGGCGGCTCCGACGGGGCTGGTGGTGGTGGGTGATGAGCTGCGGGGGGATTGGGTGGATGGTTAGCGGGGCGGCTGCTGCATGGCGGCGATGTTCTTGAGCATGCGCTGATCGCGCTGCTCCGCGTAGTGATTGTTCAGAACCACAAAAGCATGGACGATGCCGGGGATCCATGCCAGGAAGCAAAGCGGGATGTTCAGGAGTGCGTGGCCCGGGCGGCCGATGAAAAGCAAGGCGAGGGGCGGGAAGATGATGGCTAGGACGTAGAGCATGGGGGGGGGTCTCCGGAGGTTGGAAGGGTGGCGGTTGCCGGGGATACGGTGAGGGGCGATAATAGCATGCCGTGGCGGTTTGGTGAAGTGTTTGGAGGGTGCGGAAGGTCGCGATTTCCTGCATGGCATGCAGGAGGTCGTCGGTTCAATCCCGTCTAGCTCCACTTGGAACAGGTGCCCGATCGGGCCTGTTCCGGATCGACGGATCCACTTCGCGCTTCGGCGCAACTGTTCAGCCGTCGATCAGAGTGGCAGCGGAAGCTGCTTGCTCGCGGGCTTGGTGGCGTAGGAACCGCCGGGCCAACCGTATCGGGCGGCGTCGGCTTTGGCTGACGCCGCCCTTTTCGTTGAATTCTTTTGAGGGGTGTGGCGTGGCGGATTCCATTCAAGGCTTGTTCGCGGATGAGGTCCCGGGCCTCGAGGCGATGGGCTGGCACGTTGAGTTGAAGGAGCGTGAGGTTTCGCTGCACGGACGGCTGAAGAATGGGAAGGTGAGGAAGGGGGCGGACGTTCGTTTGTTGTATAGCCCGTTTGAAGCGTCTCTGTATCAGGATCAGGACGGGCCCGGCGGCGCGTTTGTGGATCCGCAGATTCCGAAGTCGCGGCCCTACATGGTTTATTCAAAGCGGTCGACGCGGGCGCGTTCGTTCAAGGATTTATCGCGGGCGGTCGTGTTGTTCATGGAGGAGGCGGGGGCGTTGGCTCCGGGGGATTGAGTAAATATTGGGTAGATTTTGGGAAGGCGCGCGGGGCGTTTTGGGGGTCGTCCGCGCCCGCTGAAGCGGTGCGGCCTGGGTGGCTTGGCTTATAACCGGGGGGCGCATGCTGGACGAGCAGGCGCTCGCCGGTGTGCGCGGTTCGCGAGAAAAGTAGCGCAAAATTCCGGGGAGGGGGTTGACGCCGGTTTGTCGCTCGCGCATTATGTGTCCTGAACAGTTTCGCGGCGATGAGATTCCTACCTCGTCACCGCACCAATCGAAGAACCGAGCCGGCGGCGTTTGCTGTTGGCGTTTTGCGGACGTTACACATGCGCGCCGGTGTAAGCCTTAAGCCCGATTCTGATTTTGCCGATGGCGGATTCGATAGCGGATCCTGGGTCGGGGAGTCTCAAGATGATCGTGAGCGAGTTGGCGTCGTTGTATCTGGATCACGCGGTGACGTACTACGTCAAGCCGCGGACGGGCCGGGTGACGAACGAGTACGGGCTGATCGAGCGGGCGTTGGATCCGATGCTGGAGGTGGCGGGTTCGATGCCGATCGAGGCGGTGAACGCGGCGACGTTGAGCGCGGCGCGGCGCTGGCTTTTGAAGAACACGGAGAATTGCCGGAACACGGTGAACGGGAAGGTAAGCCGGATCGTGCGGATGTTCACGTGGGGCGCGGATCCGGAGCAGCGTCTGGTGCCGGCGTCGGTGGTGGCGGAGCTGAAGTTGCTTCGGCCCTTGGCGTATGGTCGGAGCTCGGCTCGGGAGACGGACGGCCTGGAGCCGGTGAGCCGGGGCGTGGTGATGTCGGTGCTGGCGTCGCTGATGGATCCGCCTCGGCGGGGCGGCAAGCGTACGGCGAAGCGTTTGAATCGCGGTCAGATGCTGACGCGGCATCAGCTGGCGACGATGATCGAGCTGCAGTTGGAGACGGGGATGCGGAGCAGCGAGCTTTGCGGGTTGGCGTGGGAGCGGATCGATCGGAGTCGGGGGGTTTGGGTGTATCGTCCGGCGGAGCACAAGAGCGAGCATCGGGGCAAGGATCGTCTGGTTTTGATTCGGGATGTGGAGCAGGCGCTGATTCGGCGTTGGATGCGGACGGCGGGCGTCGAGGGCGGGAAGTTGTTTGCGCTCAGTCGGCACAGTTATCGCCGAGCGATCGAGCGGGCGTGCGAGCGGGCGGGGGTGGGGATGTTCACGCCGCACCAGCTTCGCCATACGTTCGCGACCGAGACGCGGCGGGCGTCGGGGATCGACGCGGCGCAGGTGATGTTGGGTCATTCGTCGGTCAAGACGACCGAGCGGTATGCGGGGGTGGATCTGGACGCGGTGATTGCGAAGTTGGGGAAGGTTTGAGTGTTGGTCCGCGCCCGCTGAAGCGGGGCGGCCGGGTGATTGATTATGTGTTTTGCCCCCGGAAGCGGGCCGCGCTGGCGTTAAGCCGCGCGGTCCGTTTTTTTGGTTTTATTAGGCCGGTCGTTGGTATCTCGCGGACAACGGGAGCGGCCGGTTTTTGCCAGGCGGGAGCGGGTCGCGGCTCGGGCGCGATGTTGCGATTCGGCCGGGTTCGACTCCCGGCACTGGCTTTGTGGACGGCGGAGCTGTCTGGTTTTTGAGTTGGTCCGCGCCCGGTGAACCGGGGCGGCCAGTTGATCACGGAAGTGTGAGGTGTTTGATGATGGGTTTAGATCAGGATCGGATTGATGTGGCGCTTGGGATGTTTCGCGCGGAGCGGGTGGCGCGGGTGCGTGAGGTGCGGTCGGCGATCGCGTCGGGCGCGTACGACGATGGTGATGCGGTGCGGGTTGCGTCGGCGGCGGATGCGCTGGCGGCGGAGCTGGCGGAGTGTGATCGGTTCGGGGTGGCGGATGATGGGATGGATTTTGTTGCCTGATCGCGGGCGGTCGTCGGCGGTCGGCGATCGTTCGTTTTTGTCAGGGTCGGCGTGCGAACCGGCCTTGGCTTTTGGAGACGGGTGCTGAAGCGCCCTGGGCCCGGCGTGTTGCTGGGTGATCATTCTGGCTGGCGGCGTGTGTCGTCGGTGCGATCAGGGCCTGTTGTTTTGGGTGATCGTGGCGTGGACCGCGCCCGCTGAAGCGGGGCGGCCTGGGCGATCGGTCTGGAGTTTTGGGATGCGGTGTTATTGGCAGATCGAGGCGTGGGTGGACGGGACGCGGGAGCGTCACCTGGTCACGGCGTCCGCGGCGGTTCGTTCGATGGCGGACGGCTGGCGGGTTCGGCTGCTGGATGAGGCGGAGGTGGTGCTGGGGTTCGTGGGGCGTGCGACGTGTACGGCTCCGTGGTTCATCGTGAGTGATGTGCGGTTCGCGGGGGTGGTGGTGGCGCGGGCCGCGGCGGCGCTGGTGTTTGAGCGGCTGGGCTGGTCGGTGAGTGAGACGGCGGCGGCGCTGGGGATGGCGAAGTCGAGTGTGCATGAGCTGCGGGAAAGCTATCGGGGGCATCGGGAGGTGCGGCGGGTGCTGAATCTGGCGGAAGCGTTCGGAAATTCTGGCGTGCGTGTTTTGGGAGGTTCGGTATGAGCGAGCGGAAGTTTATGAGCGTGGGGCGGCTGGCGGCGATCAAGAGCGTCCTGTGGCGTGAGGCTCGGGAGGGTGGCGGCGCTTCGCCGGAGCTGTTGAAGAAGTACGCGGGCGAGCTGCTGGCGGAGGTGGAGCGGGTGCGGCGGGACGCGGTGTGTGATGCGTGCGGGGTGGCGTGCTGTGCGACGTGCAGTCCGTGCTATGGGTGCGGGGCGGTGTTGTGTGAGCGGCATAGTGATGGGCATCGGTGCGAGGTTCGTTCCGCGCCCGCTGAAGCGGGGCGGCCGGGGGAAGGGGGTGGGCGATGACTTATGAGTGGGACCAGGCGATGCACTTGATCGGGGGTAGTTTGATTCAGGTCGGCGCGGTGGTCGTACGGGACCGCGGGCGGCGGTGCGTGGTGTGTGACTGTCAGATTCCGGCGGGGGCGTTTGCGGCTCCGGTGGGTGAAGAGGGCGAGGGGCTGGCGTGTACGGCGAGCTGCGTGGCGGCGATTCATGGGTTTGGGGTGAGTGGCGGCGAGAGCATGACGGTGGAGCAGATGCGGGCTTACGTGGCAGAGTGTGAGCAAGAGGCGTGGGCGCTGGAGGAGCAGGTGCGCCGGTTGGAAGATAAGGCGCGGGTGTGGGAGAAGGAGGCGGATCGGCTGGAGGCGGCGTTGAAGAATCTGCCGACGCCTTTGGACTGGTTGCGGCAACGGCAGCGGGGCGGGGTGCCGCAGTTGGTCGCCGCGCCCGCTGAAGCGGGGCGGCCGGGGGAAGGGGGTGGGCGTGATGGATGAGCTTAGGTATGAGGCTTATGACTTGCCGCCGGAGCGGACGGTGGCGGGGCCGCTGACGCGGGAGGAGCTGATGCAGTTGCTTCGGCCGGAGGCTTGCGGGCTGACGCTGGAGGAGCGGGCGCGGTTCCTGGATGCGGGGTTCGTGGTGGTGTTGGAGGGCGCGGGCTTGCCGGCGTCGGTGTTGGAGCGGTATGGGGTTTTGGATCCGGGTCGGGCGCGGAAGATTCAGGTGGATGGTCCGGTGTTGCGGTTGGCGGGAGGTGCGGGATGAAGATGGCTAAAGCCACAAAAGAAGATATGGATATGGCGATCGAGCTGTGTCACGCGCTCGAGCAGATCGGAGGTCGCTACACGCCTTGCGTTCCGGAGGCCGTGAAAAGCTGTGAAGCGGATGACGATGAGTACCTGGATTACGAGAACGCGGAGCAGTGCGAGCGGGTGATTCAGTATCTACGCGCCTTGGTTAATCGGGCGTCTTTGATGCGAGTCGTTTTTGGCTTCTCGGTGGTGCTGGACGAATGTAATCGCTTTTTTGATCCCGACGAAGATTGTCTGGCGCATCATCCTGATCGAATCCAGGCCGAGCAGGCGTTGACGCCCAAGCCGCTTGAAGAATGGACGGAGGAGGATGGGCCGGTGCTGTGGTGGTCATTCCCGGTGGTGGAGGAGCCTTATGTCGGCTCGCCGCTGTGTAGTGATTGGCCGGGTGGGCTGACCCACTTCACGCCGATCATTGTTCCGAAGGATCCCGCGCCCGCTGAAGCGGGGCGGCCGGGTGAAGGGGGCGGCGCGTGAAGGCTTATGTGGTGACGGATAACCAGGGCGGGGAGATCAGTGAGGTGGTGTTTGCCGAGAGCGTGAGCCGGGCGAAGGCGATCGCGAAGGCTGGGGACTGGCTGGGGGATACGCCTTGGACGGATCTGCGGGCGGTGCGTGCAACGAAGTGGGATGACCTATTCGAACATTGCGGGCCGGGCCTGGCGAGGTTTGATGATCCTGTGGTGTTGCGGCGTGCGCGGTCGCTGGGTTGGCATGAGTACGACGGGCAGTATGAGACGTGTTCGGCGTGCGGGCTGCATGAGTGGGAGGAGTTGGCGGAGAGCAAGCTGGCGGAGGTTGGGTTTGCGGTGCTGTGCGCTGGCTGTCGCGCGTCGCGTAAGGAGGTTCAGGGCTGATGAATGAGGCACGGATGCTGAAGATTGTGGGGGGTGAGCCGGCGGCGTTTGATGCGCTGGCGTGGCGGCGCGGGTTGCGGGGCTCGGGCTTGTTAAAGGAGTTGACGCGGAGCGAGCTGGCGGTGTTGTGGTTTGCGTTTGATTATGCGGACGGGTCGGGCGAGGTGGATCTGCCTCGGGAGTACCTGGCGGAGCAGTTGGGGATGAGCGTGAAGGCGGCGCGATCGGCGGTGGATCGGTTGGAAGGCGAGCGTGGGCTACTCGAGCATGTCGGGGCTTCGCCTCGGGCGTCGCGGGTGAAGCGGTATCGATTGGCGTGGCCGGGTGCTGTCCCGGCGGGCATTGACGCTGATGGGCCTGCTTATAACTCGCGGGGGTCGGTGGGGGCTGGGGTGGGGGCCGCGGTTAGGGGGTCCGCGCCCGCTGAAGCGGGGCGGCCGGCGCCCGGACGTGGGGGTGGGTGTTTGGGTTCTGGAGGGGGAAGTGGGCTTCCCCCTAACAGGCGTGAGGGGGAAGTGGGCTTCCGGGTAGGGGGAAGTGGGCTTCCCGTTGAGGGGGAAGTGGGCTTCCCCCAAAGCAAGGAATTAAAGCAAAGACAATGCAGCAGCAAGGCAGGGGCGGGGACCGCGCCCGGCGAACCGGGGCGGCCGGGGTTGTTTGCGGGGCCGGCTGATTTTGCTGCTGCTGCTGCCAGGATTTTGGAATCCTGCGGGCTGTCGCGGAAGGTGGCTGCGGGTCTGGTGAGCCGGTACCGACCGACGCGGGCAGAAGCGCGGAACATCCGGGCGAACATGCGGGCCCGGATCCGCGGCGGTTTCGCGGTGCATAACCCGGCGGGCTGGGTGCGAGCGTGTCTGCAGCGGGGCGAGACGGCGGTGGAGCGTCGGCTGGAGTCGGAGCTGGCGGATCGTCGTGCGAAGCGGCGGAGACGGGCGGAGACGGCGAAGCGGGACCAGGCGGCGCGTCGGTCGGCGGAGGCGGCGGAGCGTGAGCAGGAGCGGCTGGCGGCGGCGGAGCGTGAGCTGGCGGGGATGAGCGCGGCGGCGGTGGCGGAGCTTCGGGCGGTGGTGACGGCGGGGCTGCTGCCTTTGGGGTTGAGTGAGTCGAAGGTGCGGGCGTGGATGGTGGAGGAGCTGGTGAAGCGTGGGCAGACCGCGCAGACCGCGCCCGCTGAAGCGGGGCGGCCGGGGGGAGAGGAGGGGCGTGATGTTTGATGAGGTGGTGTGGTGGGTGATGGGCGGCGCGTTCGTGTTGGGCGTGGCGGTGTCGGTTTGGGCTGATCGGAAGCGAGGTGATGGTGATGGGTGATGTGATGTTTTGGGTGATGTTGATCGTTACTGCAGCGAACGCGATCGGGATTGGGTTTTCGGTGCGGACCTGGCGGGGGACGCGGCGGCTGTCGGATCGTAAGGCGATGGAGCGGGCGCGTGAGCTGATGCAGGCAGACCCGAAGATTTTGGAGCAGTTTGTGCGTGCGGTGGCAGAGCGCGATCGGAAGATTGATCGCGATCGAGCGGCGGCGATCGCGCGGCGGGATCAGGGTTTGAGTTTATTGCGGGAGAATCGGGCGAAGCTGGAGCGGATGTCGCGTGGTGAGCTTCAGTTGCCGGATGATTTATCGCTGGCGTGTGGGCTGGCGTGTTTTGTGATGGGGGAGCTGGTTATGTCCGAGGCGGATGCGGAGCTGCTGGGTGCGGCGTCGGAGGAGTCGGGGGCTGAAGCCCCATCGGCCGGGGAAGGCGGTGAGCGTGATGAGTGATGTGGTGGTGAAACGGGATCGGGTGGTGGCGGAGCGTGACGCGGCGGATCTTCGCGCGATGCTCGAGGGGACGTTTGAGCGGTGGGAGGTGGCCGGTTCGCTGCGGCGCGGGCATGCGGCGGTGGGGGATGTGGATCACGTGCTGATCCCGAAGATGATCGAGGTGCCCGGGCCGGGGCTGTTCGGTGGGCCGGTGGAGGTGAATGCGTGCTGGCGGGCGTTGGATCGGCTGGTGGAGGAGGGTGGCGGTTCCGCGCCCGCTGAAGCGGGGCGGCCGGGGGATGAGGTGGAGGATGAGTTTGAAGGGGCGTGTGGGGACTGGTCGGTGGTGAAGGCGGTGCGAGAGACGAAGAACGGGCCTCGGACTTGCTGGGGTGAGAAGCATCGGGCGGTGTGGTTCCGCGGGTGCGTGCATGAGTTGTATGTGGCAGAGCCTTCGACGTGGGGGAGTGTGATGCTGATTCGGACGGGCCCGGCGGAGTTCTCGCGGTGGATGGTGACGGAGCTGCGGCGGTACGGGTTCAAGCATGAGGGTGGGCGTGTGATTGATACGCGGAAGGTGAGCGAGGATGCGGTGGTGGCGGTGCCGGAGGAGGGGGTGTTGTTTGACCTGGTGGGGATTAAGTATCGGGAGCCGGCGGATCGTCGGTGTAAGTGGCCGGATAACCGGGATGCGATGGATGGGGATGTGGACCGCGCCCGCTGAAGCGGGGCGGCCGGGTGGGGGATCTGCGGGCCCGGGAAAACCCGGGGGGCGGGTCTAGGCACCGTTGGGCCGGGCCGGTAGGGTTTGGCCTGTTGCATAGAAGCGTGTGCTTTTATGTCGGGTTTTCTTAGGGTTTTGAATTGGAAGGATTTTGTGATGAGCATGACGATGAGCGAATTGGACCGGACGGCGTTGGATGATCAGGGCGTGCCGATGGTGCGGACGGGGCCGAGCGTGGGGAGCGCGGAGGAGCGGGCGATCGAGGTGGGTTTGATCCTGGCGGATCGGAACCATCGTCGGCCTCGGCCGGGGGACGCGGCGCGGCTGGCGTCGCTGGGGGAGTCGCTGCGTGAGCGGGGGATGCTGCAGGCGGTGGGCGTGGCGGTGCTGGTGGAGGGGATGAAGGGTTATGTGAAGGGGCAGGAGCGGTACCGGCTGCTGTTTGGGGCGCGGCGTCTGGAGGCGGCGCGGTCGCTGAAGTGGACGCATGTTCCGGCGCGGCTGTTTGCGGTCAGTAGTGATGCGGAGGTGGAGTCGCTGCGGGCGGTGGAGAATCTGCACCGCCAGGACATCAGCGCGATCGAGGAGGCGCAGGCGGTGAGTGATGTGATCGGGTTCTACCTGGAGCAGCACGGGGCGGTGAGTCGGGCGGATGCGATTCGGTTCTGTGCCGAGCATACGGGTCAGACGGAGGATTGGGTGCGGAACCGGGATTACTTTGAGCGGTTGACGCCGAAGGTGCGTGCGGCGGCGTTGGAGGCGGAGGTGCCGGCGACGCATCTGCGGGAGCTGGCGACGGTGGGGAGTGAGACGGATCAGTGGCGGTTGCTGTTGGATGTGGTGGGTGTGTTTGCTCACCAGGCGGGCAAGTTGGAATCGCTCGATCCGGCGGCGTGCAAGGATAAGTGGGTGCGTGATCAGCTCGAGGGGCTGCGTGAGGCGATCGACGCGGGGGCGGTGCGGTACATGCCGATTCGGGATCTGCGTAAGAGGGTGGCGGAGAGTCGGCGGAAGCTGCGGAGTGTGAAGTGGGATCTGTCGCTGGTGGTGCTGTCGGGTAAGGATGAGCTGCCGGCGTGTGATGGGTGTCCGAAGAACAGCGCGACCGAGCCGGGGCTGTTTGGTTTGGATGAGTCGCCGGCGGTGAAGGATGCGACGTGCGGGGATGCGGCGTGTTTTAAGGCGAAGGGCCAGGCGGCGGAGAAGGCGCGGGCGGCGCTTTTGAAGTCGTTTGCGAAGAAGAAGGCGGTGCCGAGCGCGGCGGATGTGAAGGTGAAGCTGGCGCTGGGTTCGGTGGCGCGGGCGGGTTTGGACGAGAAGAAGGCGGTGGGTTTTGTTCAGCGGGAGGTGAAGAAGCGGGTGGCTCCGGATTCGGTGAAGCATGCGAGCGGGTCGGGGGGCGGCGGGTACGGTGAGCGGAAGCTGACGAAGCATGAGGTGGCGCTGAATAAGTTTTGTGCCGCGTACAACGATTGGCTAGGCCAGGCGGCGGGTGCGATCTGGGGGGAGGCGTTGAAGAATCCCGCGGATATGGCGGCGCTGCTGATCTTTCAGCGGCTGGTGATCTTTGATGATTGGCGGATGCGTCAGGCGCTGCTGATGGAGACGCCGACGGGTCGGCAGTACGGGGATGAGCAGAAGGGGGTGCCGAAGGCGGCGGAGGCCGTGCCGAAGGAGCTGGAAAAGGCGTTGGCGTGCTTTGAGGTGAAGGATGCTTGGGCGCGGCTGGTGGAAATGGAGCTTGACCTGGAGGAGTGCGTGCAGCTGCAGGAGGTGCTGCACGTTGAGGTCGCCGAGCGGCTGGCGAAGGCGTTTGGGGCGGAGCTGCCGGTGATGCCTCGGTGGGAGGATTTTGATCCGGCGGCGAAGGTGACGGGGGCGGGGGAGGGTTCCGCGCCCGCTGAAGCGGGGCGGCCGGGGAAGAAGAAGGTGAGTAAGAAGAAGGTGGCGGTTAAGAAGGTGAGCAAGAAGAAGGGGCCGGCGCGGAAGCGGGTGAAGAAGGGTGAGGGGGTGACGTCGTGAGGGATTGGAAGCGATTGCATTGGCCGGGGTGGTACGAGCGGACGGGCTGGCTGACGTGGCGGGTTCATATCGGGTCGATCGTTCCGTGGTGGCTTGGGCTGTTGCGGCCGGCTGATGCTATTGATCATTCTCGGGAGACGCTTTACACGGTGCGGGGCTTGAATGTGCCGGCGCGGTTGTGGCTTGGGGTGTGGTGTTGGATGCGGAGGCCCTGGCGGCGGCTGGATGGTTATTACCGGGAGACGTGGCTGGTGATGCGGGTGCGTGAGTTGGAGGCGGAGCTGGAGCGGCGTGAGAGGATCTATGGGGAGATTGAGACGCTGTTGGGTCGTGATGAAGTTATGGAAGATTCTCCGCCTCGCGAGGGCGGGCGTGGGAGGTGAGATTTTGTTTGTGTTCGTGGTTTTAGGGTTTTAGGTTAAAGGCATATAAGGCGGTGGTGATATGGCAGGGAAGCCGAAGGATAAGGGCGCGGTGGAACGGGTCGAGCTGGATCCCGAGCTGGTGGCGGGGCCTCGGGGTCTGCGTTGTCCGGTGTGTTCGGAGTCGCTGGTGCGGGAGGAGGTGGCGGGGGGTCCGCCTCGGGGCCGGCGGGTGCGGGTGAGCGGGGTGTATTGCGGGCACGTGGATCAGAAGGTGGATGTGCCGGAGGTTGGGCCGGCGGTGACGGTGGATGAGCTGGGGGCGGGTGATCCTTCGCGGCGGATCATGACGTCGGGGCCGGACGGTGAGCGGCGGGGGAAGCGGCCGCGGTGCAAGCGGAAGGGGTGTCTGTCGCTGGCGGCGGAGGCGGGGTATTGCGATCCGTGTTTGTCGCGGCGTCGGGTGTGGGCGTCGGCGCGGTTGGATCCGGATGCGATGGAGGCGAAGTTGGATGCGGGGCGGGGGGTGAAGGGGAAGGCGGTGAAGAAGGGTCCGGGGGTGTCGGGGTCTGCGCCCGTGTGTGGTTCCGCGCCCGCTGAAGCGGGGCGGCCGGCCCCCGGAAGTTCGCGGCCGGTGGCGGTTTCTCGGGGGTGTCGGGTGGTGGGGTGTGGGGGTGAGCGGTCGAGTTCGCTGGGGCTTTGTGCGAAGCATTATCAGCGGTGGCGGGCGGTGGAGTCGGTGGCGGCAATGGATGATTGGCTGGCGGCGGATGGTCCGACCGCGACGGTTTGGGATCGGCTTATAAAAGCGAAAGCGGAAGGTGGCGGTGATGAGCAGGGATGCGACGGGCGGCGAGTTGAATCCGTTTCGGCCGGTGCCGAAGCCAACGGGCGGGAAGCGGGGGGATCGTCGGCGGGTGACGTATCCGGCGGCGAAGGTGAAGCCGAAGGTGCGGGGGGAGGTGGCGTTGGGTCCGGTGCCGGCGGAGCTGCACCAGGTGCCGGCGGATGTTCGGGCGCGGGATCAGGTGTTGCTGTCGGGTCTGCTGGATCTGGTGTGCATGGATCCGGCGGACATGACGCCGGGGCAGTTGCGGCGGGCGCGGGGTCATGCGGGGCTGACGCTGGCGCAGGCGGCGAAGCTGCTGGGGGTGAGTCCGGCGGTGGTGATGAGTCTGGAGGCGGGGCGGGCGGAGCTGCCGGAGGCGGAGTGGGCGGAGCTGATGGCGAAGATGGGGGAGGTATACGGGTGCGAGAAGGCCGAGCGGCCGGTGATGCCCTGGGAGCGTTGAGGGGGTGGGGGAAGGAGATTCTGGCGATGTGTGAGGAGGGGGGAGCGTCGGGGGGGTCCGCGTTGGGGGGTTCCGCGCCCGCTGAAGCGGGGCGGCCGGGGTGTTGGGATCGGCCTCGGGTTGAGGTGCTGTCGGCGTTTACGGTGCCGGCGGGCGAGGTGGTTTTGGTGGTGGGCCGGACGGATCGGCAGTTGGTCGTGGGGACGGCGCAGGGGCTCCTGTTGTATGTGGTGGAGTTGGATGAGTTGGGGGTGGTGGGAAAGGGTGGGAGCTTATGAAAAGTCTGAAGGATATCTGTGCGAATCCGCGGGTGAAGGTGCTGGAGAGCGGCGGAGACGGCGCGGCTTTGCATGTTCGGCTGCGTGACGGGGTGAGCGTGATCGCGATCGTTAGCACGGGCGGCGGGTGGGATCATGTGAGCGCCCGGGCTCATGCGGGGCGCATGATGACGCGGATCATGACGTGGGATGAGATGGAGCAGCTGAAGCGATTGATGTTCGAGGAGGATGAGACGGCGATGCAGCTGCACGTGCCGCCGGCCGAGCATGTGAATCGTAAGGCGGACGTGTTGCACTTGTGGCGGCCGCAGGGGGTTGAGATACCGCGGCCGCCGGCGGATTTTGTTTGAGGTTCCGCGCCCGCTAAAGCGGGGAGGCCGGGTGATGGGAGGTCGTGTGGTGCAGGTGGTGGTGAAGCTTTGGACGATGGAGACGGCGCAGGCGTCGCTGGTTTACGTTGGCCCGATCGCGGATGAGCTGCGGAAGGTGGCGCGGCGGGTGGAGTGTTTGGATCGTGACGTGGTGCGGGTGGAGGTGGGGTTGGATCGTCGGCGATCGACGGGGGCGCTGATGATGGATCGGCGGCGGCTGGTTCGGCGGCTGATGGACCTGGTGCGGGAGCTGCACGGGGCGGGGGTGCGGGTGGTGAGTCTGCGGAGCGGGCGGCTGGCGTGGTCGACCGGGGATCGGCTGGGGTCGGCGGGGTTGACGTGGTGTCCTGGGGAGTCGCACGTGCAGCCTTACGCGGTGGCGGGTGGGGTGGTTTGTGGGGCGGGTTCCGCGCCCGCTGAAGCGGGGCGGCCGGGGCGTGGGAGTGGCGGGGATGAGAGGCGGCGGCGGTGAGGGTTTTGGCGATTGATCCGAGTTCGACGTGTACGGGGTTTGCGGTGTTGACGGGGCTGGGGCCGGCGGACCTGGTGGAGGTGGGCTTGATCCGGCCGAGCTTATCGAAGGCGGCGCAGGCGGCGGCGGAGCCGGGGGAGGTGGTTCGGGCTTGGAATAGTCGGAAGGAGCTGACGGCGTTGCGTCGGGTGCTGTCGGTGGTGCGTGACGTGGAGGAGGTGGTGGCGGAGGTCGCGGCCGGGGGCGAGCTGTCGGTGGTGGTGGAGATCCCGAGCGGGCTGACGGGGACGGGTGCGAAGAAGGGGGCGCGGGGGAGCTTGACGACGTACGGGCTGGCGGCGGGGATGGTTTACCAGGCGGCGCGGGCGGCGCTGCCGGGGCAGGTGTTTGGGGTGACCGAGCGGCAATGGACGGCGGGTGCGGGGAGCAAGGAGAAGCGGGCGCGGTCGGTGGTGGGGTTGTACGCGGGGCGGTACCGGGTGGCGGATGATGAGGGGTTGGACGGTGCGGATGCGATCGGGCTGGGGCGGTGGTGGGTGCGGGGGGTGATGGAGGGGCGGGTTATCGCGCCCGCTGGGTTCCGCGCCCGCTAAAGCGGGGCGGCCGGGCCGCGGAAGCGGGTGGGGTGTTGGCTTATAAATTGGGTGAGGGGGTTGCGTTGAGGTTTTTAGCCGGGTAGGTTTTGGGCTGCACGTTGTCCGCGCTGCATTTAGTGCGGATGAGGTGCGCCGTGAATGGAATCGAACCCCCCCCCGAAGACGCCGGGCCGCTTGACGGCTCGGCGTTTTCTTGCGCGGTGGTTTGCCTGGCGGGGTTCCGGCAGGATGCGGGGCCGGCGTCGGGGATGGCGAAGTTGCATCGGTTCCTGGAGGTGAAGTTTCATGACCGGCGCCGGGAGTTTGTGGCTTTGCGGACGTGGAACAGTGACGCCGAAGCCACGGCGGCGCAGATCGCGGCGCGTAAGCCTCGGAAGGTGATCGTGGTGGGGTATTCGTACGGGTGCGGGTGGGGCTTGCCGCAGCTGGCGCAGGCGCTGGGGGCGTGGGGCGTGGGGGTTGATCTGGCGTTGCTTGTGGATCCGGTGCCGCGGTGGACGTGGCTGCCTTTGAAGTGGCTGGCGTTGACGCGGTGGGGGGTGTACCGGGTGCCGGTGAACGTGGGGCGGGTGCATTACTGGCGGCAGGTGAATGGTGCGCCGTTTGGCCGGCGGGTCGTGGCGGGGCGTGGGTCTGGGATGGTTTTTGGGCGGGGGAGTTCCGCGCCCGGTAAACCGGGGCGGCCGGGGGTTCGGTCGGGGGTGCGGTGTGAGGGGGTTTATGGGGCGATGGGGAATCTGTTTGCGTATGCGAACGTGGACGCGGAGGAGGGCCGGTGGGTGGCGACGGCGGGGGATGATCACCTGTCAATTGATGATAAGCCGGCGATCCATCGGCGGATTTTGGATCTGATTGAAGCGGAGGTGTCGCGATGATGGGTTTTATGCTGTTGATGGCGGCGGTGGTGGTGAGGTGCTTGGTTTGGGCGGTGAGTCCGCGCCCGCTGAAGCGGGGCGGCCAGGTGTTGCTGGCGCTGGTGATGGTGGGGCTGGTGGGGTGCGGGCGGTCGGTGGGGTATTCGGCGGAGGGGTTCACGTACCGGAACCTGGGGCAGGATACGGCGTTTGGTGCGCTGGACGTGGAGCGGCGGACGGTGACCGAGACGTTGGACCCGGCGACGGGGGCGGTGACGGAGCGGGTGACGGAGGAGACGGTGGTGCGGGTGGATGGGTACGAGGGCGAGGAGGTTGCGGCGCGGGCGCGGGCGGCGACGGTGGGGACGCTGTTGGAGGCGGCGGCGCGGGAGCTGGAGTTGGGTAGCGAGTGAGGTTCCGCGCCCGCTGAAGCGGGGCGGCCGGTGAGTGATGGGCATGGATGCCGCAAGGATGCGGCGGGAAGGATCGAGCGGTGAGTGATGAGGCAAAGTTTCGGGCGATGGACTGGCTTGTGGGCGTGGCCACGTTGGTCACGCTTTCGCTGGTGAGCTGGCTGATGATCACGTCGAATGATCACGGCAACCGGATCACGGCGGTGGAATCGACTGCGCAGACGCAGGAGCAGGCCAGGGTGCAGAAGGAGGAGATTTTGGATCGGATGGCGGAGCCGCCGCGGTGGGTGGAGGAGAAGTTTCGGACTTTGCAGAAGGATCAACAGCTGATGATCGAGAATCAGCGGCAGATGCAGATCGAGGTGCGGGAGCTGACGCGGAAGCTGGATCAGTTGCGTTGATGTGAATGGGTAGGACGAGGTGATGATGAGGCGTTTGCTTTTTATTGATTGGGCGTGGTGGTGTGTGCTGGCGATTGTGCTGGCGCTGGGCTTGTGTATGGGCGTTGCGTATGGGTCTGACGGTGATGGTGCGGCGGGGGAGGAGTCTGCGGAGACCGCGCCCGCTGAAGCGGGGCGGCCAGTGAGTGAGGGGGAGATTGATGCGGTGCGGGCGGGGATTACGGAGCTGGTGGCGCGGGCGGAGGCGATCAAGCTGGCGCTGCTGGCGGCGGGGTATGCGAGCGATTCGCCGGAGGTGGTGGCGGCGCGGTCGATGCAGCTGGCGGGTGAGCTGGCGCGGACCAATGGGCGGATGCTGGATGGGTTGTTGGATGCGGGTGAGGGTGAGGCGGGTGAGGGTGAGGGTGATGAGGGTTCCGCGCCCGGTGAACCGGGGCGGCCGGGTGGGGAGGGTGATGGGGATGGTGGGGGTGATGAGGTGGGGTGGGTGCCGCCGGATTGGTCGGATTGGGTGCCGGCGGTGTGGTCGGAGGATCCTGGCGATTGGAGCTTTGTGATGGATATGCCTGGCGTGGTGGCTCCGCACGTGGAGATTGTGGCGGGGAGTGATGAGCGGGTGGCGGCTTGGCATCGGGATCCCGCGCCCGTGGAATCCGCGCCCGGTGAACCGGGGCGGCCGGGGGAGCGGGTGTTGTATGTGGTGGCGGTGATTGGGGAGGATCAGGTGCTGGTGCGGCAGTTGTGGGATGCGACGAATCGTCGGGTGGTGGCGATGCCGGCGGTGCGGTTTGAGCATACGAAGGTGGGGGTGGTGCAGACGCGGGTGTACGTGGGCCCGGGGGGGTTGGAGCCTGGGCTGTATGAGCTGCAGGCGTGGGTGTTGGATGAGGCGGGTGCGCGGGTGACGGAGAAGGTGGCGCGGGGGTTTGAGGTGGTGGATGTCGTGGGAGCAAGTGATTGATTTACGATGCGACTTACTTTCATGCGGCGGGGGCTAAGCCGGAGCGGGCTCGGTTGTTGCCGGGGCTGGTGCCTTTGCACGTGCGTTATCACTTGTCGTTGGATCGGTGGAATGTGAATGTGGAGGCGGCGCTGCAGGAGAGTTTGGGGCGGGTGCGTGCGGACCCGGGGGAGCTGGTGCTGGACATGCACGACCTTGACGGGCTGAAGAAGCTGAATCCGCGGTATACGGGTCTGGATGCGGTGGTGGAGACGTCGCGGGGGGTGATCGCTCATCAGCGGCGGGTGACGGGTTTTCTAGGTGGCGTGATGCCGGAGTATTACCTGGGGATCACGGGCGGTTGGTTTCGGACGATGTGGCTTGAGCCGGAGGCGTATCGGCTGGCGCTTCGGCCGCTGACGTATGACGTTGCGAGCGGGAGCCGGGTGGGCTTGTTCGAGCATCTGCGGACGCTGCATCTGCCGTTTCGGCCGCATGACTGGACGGCGGAGAGTGCGCGGTGGGATCACGCGATCGACGCGGCGACGCGGACGGTGGCGGAGCTGGTGCATGATCATTCAAAGCTCGGGGTGCTTTGGACGTACCCGGAGGAGTTTGATACGGCGGCGGGTTTGGCGCGGCAGTTGGATCGGATTGCGGACCTTGATCTTTCGGCGGCGATCTGGGTGGGGCGTGATGTGGAGCTGGCGGACGCGATGCGGGCGGTGATTGAGGAGCGGGCCTGATGAGTTTGAGTGCGAAGGCGATCAGTCGGAAGTGGAGCTGGAACGCGACGCCGAGCGGCAACGCGGCGGCGATCAATGGGGTGGGCGCGGTGACGGTGTGCGGGGGGCTGGGTGATTCGAAGATTCCGACGATGAACCCGGTGACGACTGGTCAGGGGTGGGTGAATGGTGGGTATGTGCCGTTTGACCCGGATGATGGGTGGACCCCGAGCGGGGGCTGGGCGGGGATGGGCCTGAAAGCCGAGGAGTCTGCCGGGAATCAGATCCCGAGCTGGGATCCGATCAGTGTGCTGTATGACGACGGGGTAGGTACCGTCGAGTTGGTTCGCCCGTCGCAAACCGAATCGACCAGCAAGTTTCCGATGCCTTACACGCGGCTGACGTTGGGGAATCAGGCGGCCGGGGTGAGCAATATGTACCAGGCGACGCTGGACATTTCCAAGCTGCCGAGCGCGTTTCAGGGTGCTCTGGATATTGACGTGATTTATTGGGGTGACACGACGAACGGGGGGACGATCAAGACGCGGTTCCGGCGGGATAACGGGCAGGGTTTTAATAACGTCGACATCGATTCGAGCGCCGCGAACGGGTTGCAGAAGGAGACGTTCACGAACGTGATCCAGGCCGCGAATAACAATGTGCTGATCTGGATCAGCCAGCACAATGATGCGGGCGATCAGACGGGGAAGACGTTTGAGTTTTATGTGATCGTGCGGGTGAACGGGGCCACGACCGGGCTGGTTTGGCTGCCGCTGGGCCTGGGTAATTCTGATTCGCAGGATTGGTCGCAGCAGGTGGCGGGCGGCGGGATCGTGGACGATGCGGAGCTGGATGATTTTGTGTCGCTGACGGGCATCAACATGGTGGTGAAGGCCCTGGGCCAGAATGATGCGCTGACGAGCGGGAACCGCGCGACGCTCGAGGGGTATGAGTCTGCCCTGCTTGATCGCTGGATGGGCGCGATGTCGGATGCGGGGGTGGCGACGCCGCGGTGGGTGTCGGCGCTGGTCGAGCGGACCACGAAGGATGCGGAGTCGATGCAGATCGCGTCGGAGGTGCAGGCGGGGGAGTTGCTGGATCAGATTGCGGCGGGTCGGTACGGGGTGAGCTTTGTGAACTTGTGGCGTTACAACCGCCTGCGTGCTTTCACGACATCGGACCCGGAGATTAAGAGTGATAGCCCGCAGCACTACACGGAGGCGGGCGCGTTGAAGCTGGTCGGGCAGCAGTTGTGGGATGCGATGAATAACGATGAGGATCTGTGATGATGCTTGCGAAGTATGGCACGGCGAAAACGATCAGCAGGGCTCTTTATTCGGCGGGCGACATGCTCACGTCCGCGCCGACGATCGAGGCGGGCGATGTCCAGGTGAGTAAGGATGGGGGTGCGTTTGCGAACGTGGCGAGCTTGCCAACTTATAGCAACGGGCAGATGGTCGTTGCGTTGAGTGCGGCGGAGCTGCAGGCGGGGCGGTCACTGATTCGGATCCGCGATCAGACGACCGCGGCGGAGTGGGATGATGTGGATGTATTGATCGAGACGTACGGGGGTCCGTCGGCTGCTCATCCGTCGATCGGGGTAGAGCTGGGCGTGGAGGGATCGGTGGATGATGCGACGGCGACGGAGACGAGCTGGGCGGCGGCTGCGGGGCTGTCGGCCACGGATGATTTCTATAACGGGACGTACCTGGTATTCACGTCGGGGGCGCTGGCGGGGCTGGTGCGGGAGGTGGTGGATTATGTGGGGGCGACGCGGACGGTGACGGTCTCGCCGGGGTTCCCGAGTGCGCCGGGGGATGAGGATCTGTTTCGGTTGATTGGGCGGAATTGATTTGAGGGGTGGGGTTTGTGGGTTGGATTGGGTTGGGTTCCGCGCCCGCTTAAGCGGGGCGGCCAGGTGTGATCATGATGATGCAGGCGTTTTTCTTTTTGATGGGGGGTGGGTGTCCGGCTCCTGGGCTGCGGTTATACGACCAGGGGACCGGGGATCTGCTGGTGACGATTCCGCTGCCGGTGGAGCCGGGGACGGCGTTTGCGTTTGACTTGGCGGCGCTGGGGTTGAGTGAGGGGGCGTATGAGCTGGGGGTGACGGCGACAAATGAGTACGGGTGCGTGAGTGATGTGGCGACGATTGATGTGCTGGTGGATGCGGGGGGTTCGCCGGCGACGGATCTGATCCGGCCGGACGATGTGACGGCGGAGGCGATCGCGGGGGGTGAGGTACGGTTGCGTTGGACGGCGCTGGGGGATGTGGCGCAGGCGGCGAGCCAGGTGGAGCCGGCGGAGTTTGAGGTGGCGGAGACGGGTGACCTGGGGACGGTGCTGGAGACGGTGAGCTGGCGGCGGTCGCGGGCGTTCTCGGTGGACGTCGGGGCGTTTACGCATGGGGCGAGCGTGACGCTGGCGGTGCGGGCGAGTGATGGGGAGGTGAGCGGGTTGCGTGGGCCTTGGGTTGAGGCTGGGGCGGTGGTGGCGGATTCGGTGGGGCCGGATGTGCCGGTGATTGATGTGGCGTCGCTGGTGAATGAGTGTGATTGTTGATTGGGGTTCCGCGCCCGCTGAAGCGGGGCGGCCAGGTGAGATAAATTAAGCCCGGCGGGCGCGGTGTTGGAAGGCACCGAGCGCGGGCAGCGTCGCCCGCCGGGTCTTTTTTTTTAGGGTAGCGGAGGAGATCTGGATGGCGAAGAAGAAAGTGGCGAAGAAGAAGGGGGTGCGGAAGAAGGCTCCGCGGAAGAAGGCGGCGGGGTCGGGGTCGGGTAAGACCGCGCCCGCTGAAGCGGGGCGGCCGTTGGAGCTTAAGTTTGTGAGGGCGGGGGAGCTGAAGGATCATCCGGAGAATTGGCGGGTGCATCCGGCGAGCCAGGTGAAGGCGTTTGAGGCGGTGCGGCGTGAGGTGGGGTTTGTGGGCTATGTGGTGGTGAACCGGCGGACGGGGCACGTGCTGGATGGGCACATGCGGAAGAACGCGGTGCCGGCGGAGACGCTGGTGCCGGTGGTGTTTGGGGATTGGAGTGAGGCGGAGGAGCGGCTGGTGCTGGCGACGTTCAATCCGCTGGGGGACATGGCGGGGCTTGACGCGGGGAAGGCGGAGGGGTTATTGGCGCGGGTCGCGTCGTCGGAGCCGGCGGTGCAGGCGCTTCTGGAGGTTCTGGAGCGCGATATCGAGAAGGCCATGCGGGCGGTAGATCGGGCGGCTGCCAAGGATGAGGAGCAGGATGAGGATGAGCAGCCGGAGGCCGGCGACGGCGGCGGCGCTGATGAGGGGGCGGGTAAGGCGGTGAAACAGATCCATGCGGTGATGATACGGTGTGCGGATGAGCTGGATCAGATGACGCTGATTCAGGAGCTGAAGGGGCGGGGGTTTAAGCAGGTTAAGCGGGCGGGGTTGGAGTGACCCCCGGGAGTACCGCGCCCGCTGAAGCGGGGCGGCCGGGGGGTGCGGGCTTTTTGAAGGGAGTTTGTTATGGCGCGGAAGAGTTTGAAGGGTGATGGGGGGGCGGCGCCCGGGGGGGCCGCGGCTGGGGGGTCCGCGCCCGCTGAAGCGGGGCGGCCGGGGGTGGAGCCGGTGTTGGAGTGGTGGCCGGCGGAGAAGCTGGTGGGTAATCCTTTGAATTGGCGGAGCCATTCGGCGAAGCAGCGGGCGGCGCTGGATGGTGTGATGGACAAGGTGGGTTGGGCGGGTGCGGTAATCGTGAACCGGCGGACGGGTCACGTGATCGATGGGCATCTGCGGATGGAGCGGGCGGTGGAGCTCGAGGAGGAGCGGGTGCCGGTGCTGGTGTTTGATCTGCCGGAGGATAAGGAGCATCTGGCGCTGGCGACGCATGATGCGCTGGCGCGGTGGGCGGATGGTGATCAGCCGCAGTATGACGAGCTCCGGTCAGAGGTGGCGGGGGCGTTTGACGACCTGGGCGATGATGTGTCGTCGGTGATGCGTGAGGTGGCGGCGGAGCTGGCGGGTGAGGAGGCGAAGCGGGAGCGGGCGGCGAAGCATGAGGTGGAGGGGTATTGGGTCAAGGTGGAGTGTGGGTCGGTGAAGGAGCAGAAGCGGTTGTATGAGCTGATGCAGGAGGAGGGCCGGCCGTGTCGGGTGCTGACGTTGTAGATCCTCGGGTGCTGGCGGTGGCGACGGCGGATCCTGGGCGGATTAAGTCGGTGCGGGTCGCGGACGGGACGGTGTTTGAGTGGGAGGGCGGTGAATATGCGCGGGTGACAGAGCAGTGGATGCGGACGGTGATGCATAGCGGGGTGTTGCCTTGGGTGTTTATGTCGTGCGGGCGGGTGGCGGGGGAGTTGATCGAGGGGGAGGGGCAGGTTTTTATTGTGAAGCGGGTGGGGGAGCGGGGGTTGTAGGGTTTGATTGATGGATCCGCGCCCGCTGAAGCGGGGCGGCCGAGCGGAGTTGAATATGCCGAAGGTTGATGTGGTGAATGAGGTGCCGATCGCGAGGAGCTTTCGGGTGGACCAGGCGGCGGGGATGTTTGATGTGTCGCTGGAGGATAAGTCGCGGGTGCGGATCCGCGGGGAGGTGCCGGGGGTTGATGAGGATTGGACGCTGGGGGCGATCATCGGGCCGAGCGGGAGCGGGAAGGGGACGGTGGCCCGGACGGTGTACGGGGCGGACTTCTTGGAGCAGTTGCCCGAGCGGTCGAGTCCGTTTGATTGGGATCGTGACGCGGCGATCGTGGATGGGTTTGGGGATGATGCGGATCTGCGGCAGGTGACGGCGCTGCTGGGGTCGGTGGGGTTGGCGAGCCCGCCGGCGTGGGTGCGGCCTTATCGGGTGTTGAGTACGGGGCAGCGGTTCCGGGCGGATCTGGCGCGGGCGCTGATGCTGGACCGGGAGCTGGTGGTGTTCGATGAGTTTGGCGGGACGGTGAGCGAGGATGTGGCGAACGTCTGTGCGGCGACGGTGGCGAAGTCGGTACGGAAGGGGCGGGGGAAGGTGAAGCGGTTTGTGGCGGTTGGGGCGCGTGATAATTTCGTGGATTGGCTGGATCCTGAATGGGTGCTGGATATGCGCACGGAACCGGGTCGATTGACCTGGCGTGCAAGGGGGTCGGTTCGGCGGGGTAGAGGTGAGCGAGGGGGTTCTGCGCCCGGTAAACCGGGGCGGCCGGGTGGGGGGCGGCCGGGGATTGAGTTTGGGGTGTGGCGGGGGAGTCGGTCGGCTTGGCCGCTGTTTAGGGGTCACCACTATTTAAGCTCGCGGCTGAATAAGTCGGCGCGGGTGTATCTGGCGCGGGTTCGGCTGCCTGGGCGAGAGGATTGGGAGACGGTGGGGTTTTGTGCGACGCTGAATAATGCGGGGTTTAAGGGGTATCGGATGGTGCATCGGCTGGTGGTGTTGCCGGACTGGCAGGGGCTAGGGCTGGGGCCGCGGCTGCTGGATCGGGTGGCGGAGGTGGAGGCGGTGACGGGGCCGGTGAGTATTCGGACGAGTCACCCGGGGTTGATCGGGTACCTTGATCGGTCGGAGCGGTGGAGGTTCCATAGTCAATACGACGGGACCGCGCCGCAGCGGGGGTTTAAGAACGCGGGGAGCTTTGGGCGGGTGACGGCGGGGTTTATGTGGCGCGGGTGAGCTGGCGGGCGGGTTGGGGATCTTGCTGCAAAATTCTTTCGGGGTCTGCAGGACGCTAGCAAGGATTCGGGGGACTTTTCCCAAAATTCCCGAAAAAACAAGGGTAAAGGTCTAGGCACTGCAAAACCCCGTGTTATTATATGGGTGTTGAGTTTGAGAACGCAAAACTAACCCAAGGAGCTAGCCATGACCACGACCCTGAACATTAACGAAACCGACCGCGCCGCTTTGATCGAGGACATTGTGATGGGGGTGCTGGGATCGGACCTGATGGACGTTGAGGAGTCGTTTTTTCAGGAGGCGGAGGCGGCGGGTGAGGCGTTCGGCGTGACGTTTGAGGAGCTGTCGGCGGCCGGTATTTTGGTCGAGGCTTGGAAGCGGATCGGGTGAGGCGTTTGCCCGATCGCGGCGAAAGCTGCGGGGCGGGCCTTTGATGCGGCAACGTCGTCGCGTCTGATTTTGGAACCCCTTTTGTAAAGGATTTAGATATGAGCCATGAGATTGATATGAGCAACGGGCGTGCAAACGTGATGGTCGCCGGCGAAGCGGCCTGGCATAAGCTGGGCGTGCGTGTGGATGAGGCTCCGACGTCGGATAAGGCGATGGAGCTGGCCGGGCTGGATTGGATGGTGGAGGAGTGGCCGATGGTCGCTTATGACGCGGAGAAGGGCGAGCGGATCCATGCGGAGAATACGAAGGCCCTGGTGCGTGATGACACGAAGGCGATTCTGGGGATCCATTCGGAGCGGTACCAGCCGCTGCAGAATAAGGACGCTTTCCGGTTTATGGACGCGCTGGCGGATTCGGGCGAGGTGACGTATGAGACGGCGGGGAGCCTGAAGGGTGGGAAGGTGATCTGGATGCTGGCGAAGTTGCCGACGACGATCGAGGTGACCGAGCAGGACGTGACGAGCCCTTATGTGCTGTTGAGTAATTCGCACGACGGGACGCAGGCGATCCGGGTGTACCCGACTGCGATTCGGGTGGTGTGTAATAACACGCTGCGGCTGGCGGATTCGACGCGGGGTGAGGGTGCGGGTTTGAACATCATGCACCTGGGTCGGATCGATGAAAAGATTGCAGCGGCGCGGGACGCGCTGGGGCTGATGCGTCGGCAGTTTGAGGTGTATGGGGATCAGGCCCGGGCGTTGGCTGGGAAGTCGATGACCAAGGGTGCGGCGCGGGAGTATTTCGCGGATCTGCTGCCGTTGGACCGCGGGGCGAGTGAGCGGACGGCGAAGGGTGTGGAGCGGAAGCGGGCGCGGCTGATGGAGCTGTGGGCGGAGGAGCCTGCGAACACGCTGAAGGGGATCGAGGGGACGGCCTGGGCGGCGGTGAACGCGGTGACGCAGTATGCGGATTATGACCTGCGGGTGACGGGTCAGACGGATGCGGCGAAGGCTGATAACCGGCTGCGGTCGATGTGGTTTGGTCAGGGCCATCGGCTGAAGGTGTCGGCGATGGATAAGGCGCTGGCGATGGTTTGATGCGATCAGGATGCCGGGGCTGGCTTGACGGCCAGCCCCGGCTTTTGGATGCGGCGGTGTGTCGCGTCGGATTTTATCTTCAGCAGAGAGGATTGTGATGCGGCATGTTAATGAGTTTGAGTATGAGCTGGTGAAGGGTGGTGTGGTGGTGCCGGTGCGGGTGGTGATTGATTATCGGGATGTGGGTGCGGCGATCGAGGTTGGGCGGAAGGCGCTGCTGGAGGTCGTGGGCGATAGTTGTTCGGTGTGTTTTAGTAAGCGGTTGGAGTGCGGTTCAGCCTATGGGCCGGACGTGCTGACGAAGCGCTATCCGTGTGATGAGCCGGCGTTTTTGGTGGGCGTGATTCCTGTTTAATTGAAAGGTGAATGTGATGGAAAACTATACGACGATCGAGAAGCGGTTTCGCAACATGGATCTGTATCAGTGGTCGAGCGGGCTGCGGATGCGGGGGTGTTTGCCTGGGCAGGGGCGGATCAAGGGGCGGGTGCATTTTGATCCGTTTGGGCATGATCTGGAGCGGGTGCCTTGCGGCCACGGGCAATTGATTCGGCAGGTGCGGAAGCTGACGGATGAGGTGTGGGTGGTTCATAAGCGTCAGGGCGGATTCTGGCGGGTGGATTATTACCTGGTGCCGAAGCTGGCGAAGCGGGATGCGGAGCGGGCGATGGTGCGGCGGGGGAGTAAGGCGGATCAGAAGGCGCTTGCGTTGAGTTTTGTAGCCGGTTAGTCTTGCGGGGCGAGGTGCATGATGCCGAATCCTGAAGGTAGGCCGTTGACGTATGAGGGGGAGCCCCTGGGGCAAGGTATGCAGCTGCGCATGACGGCCCGGCAGAAGGCGAGGGCGGAGGCGATGGTGGTTCGGCTGCAGGAGTTGGAGGATGAGAAGGCCGAGCGTGAGGGGCGTGAGCCTCGGGTGATGAAGTTGGCGCACCTGATGAGGTATGCGGTGGAGTATTTGTCGGAGCAGGATGCGGGGTTTAAGCGTGCGGCGCGGAAGGCGGGCAAGTGATGGGCGAGGTGATGCGGGCGATCAGTGTGAAGCAGCCTTGGGCATGGGCGATCGTGCAGGGGCATAAGGTGTATGAGAATCGGACCTGGACCGTAGGGTATCGGGGGCCGCTGCTGATCCATGCGAGTCGGAAGCGTGTGGACGTGGGGCGGCGGATGCCTTGCGGTAGGCGGGTGCCTGGTGAGGAGGAGGCGATCGGCGGGGCCGTGGTGGGTGTGGTGGATCTTGTGGACGTGGTGGCGGCTGACCAGTTGAGGGGGCGGGGTGTCGCGGATGGATACGTGATCGGGCCGTGGTGCTGGGTGTTGGAGAATGCTCGGGCGTTCGATGAGCCGATAGTGATGAGCGGGAAGGTGAGCCTGTTCAATGTGGACGATGATCGGGTGCGTGAGGCAGTCGCGCGAGCGGGGCGGCGGGGGCTAAAGGTACTTTGAGGGGGGGAGA